TTATCTAGATAGCCTTTCGCCGCTCTCTCCCCTATTATCCCTCCACGTGGAAAACGTAATCTTGTAATATTGCCTCAACGCTTCCTCGATCACATGCCCCCGGTCATTCTCCTGCTGATCGATCCATTGCCAGATCCAGGCAGGGAGGCGGATGGCCTTTACTTCCCTCTTTAACGTCACATCCACGGGCTTTCGCCCTTGGCCGCGTCCAGCGCCGCCACGTCCTTTGATCATGCTCTCCTCCTTTTATTCAGCTCTTTCGTAACCGGCTCTGACCAACCGCTCGCCGTCGGCCAGGGTAACCACCCAGAAAAGGCCGTTGTCGCCCAGAATAATGTCCATCGGTTTGATGGCCCGTTCGGTGAACCGGGTGGCCATGGCTAAGGTGTTAAATTCAAATTTCTGGATGGTCATCGTTTGCTCCTTGGGTTGCGTTCCTTGTTGGTGAATAATGTATAACATTAAACAATCAGGCGCATCAACGACAAAGAGCAGAGCAATCGAGTTATTTACCAGAAATTGCTCGGTTTCTATGTAATTTTAGCGCTGTGCCGGCGCAGGCTGAAAGCTCCCTCCCATCTCCCCTATATTTCCCTCGTCACCATGGCTCGGACAAGCCATGCATTCTCCTTTTCCTTGGGACAAGGGCGGGTCTCGCAGCCCGCCCCGTCTTGAGGTTGAGATCCTTACCCATGACGAGGGACCATGAGTTTTGCCAACGCATTCGCGACCACCATGCAATATGAGCAGGGCTACGCCAACAATCCCAAGGACACGGGCGGCGAGACCTTCATGGGCATTGCCCGCAACAAGCATCCCCAGTGGGCCGGCTGGCCGATCATCGACGCCTGCCGCAAAGCGGGCCAGGCTTTGTCCCTGGAACCAAAGCTGACCGACCTGGTGCGGGAGTTCTACTTCAACGAGTTCTGGCAGCCGCTGCGGTGCCATCAGATCGATCCGGTGAGCCCGGAAGTGGCTGAGGAACTGTTCGAGGCCTCGGTCAACTGCGGGCCAGGCAACGGTGTCAAGTTCCTTCAGCACGCACTCAACGCCCTCAACTCCAGCCAACGGTTGTACCCGGATCTGTTCGTGGACGGGGCCATGGGCGCCAAAACCTTGGAGACCACCTTGCTCTGTTTGCGCAATAGGCCGCCGCGCCTCCTGGTGAAGTGCCAGAACGGCGAACAGTACCTCCACTACAAGAACTGGCGGCAGCACGAGGACTTTCCGGGCGTGTTCGCCCGCACCTGAACCATCAACCCAACCCCAAGGAGACACCATGCACCCACTGCTCACCGCACAACGCCTAAAACAACTGGCTCCCATCCTGGCCTTTGTCTTGGCGGCACTCCTGCTGCTGATCACGCTTACCGCCTGTTTTGCCGACAAGGGCGCTTCCACCCTGGGCAACGGCCAGGTGGACGCTGTTGAGGCCGCCACCATCCGTGTGGCCGTGGGGCTTGCCTTTACTGCCCGGCCCGATACGGCGCTTCCCGCCTATACCGCTGCCACCACTGTGCTGGCGGTGCTTGGCGAGGAAAGCGAGAGCGTGCCGGCCGCGATCATTGATCAGGTGATCGCGGACAAGCTCAACGACCTGAACCTGGATCCGGCAACCCGAGCATCATTCAACGACCTGGCATTGCTGATCAAGGCCCGGATCGTGGAGCAACTGGGCGTTGGCTCCAGCGGCGCTGAGAAGGCCTTGGTGGTGCGGGAGATCGTTGAGATCGTCCGGGAGACGGCTGCGGCCCGGCTGGAACTCGCTGGCCGGTAATGGACGAAGCGGATCACGCCCAAGCCAGCCGGGAACACTTCGACCGCCTGGCGTTCAAACGCTGTCAGGAGGCCATGCCCCAGGGCGAGTCGGCCCTGGAGTGCGAGGACTGCGGCGAATCCATCCCCGAGGCCAGGCGCAAGGCGGCCCAAGGCTGCACCCGCTGTGTGGAGTGTCAGCAAACCCATGAGCAAAGGAGACCCCGTTGAACGGAGAACTGAGCATCATCAACACCCTGATCACCACCCTGGGCGCACCGGGACTGCTGATCGTCTGCATGCTGGCCCCGACCGTGATCATGGCCTTCATGTACCTCGACCATCGCCGGGCCGAGCGGATGCGACTGTCCGCCGTGCAACTGGAAGCAGACCGCGAGATCAAGCACCGCGAAGACATCACCGGCTTTCGCGAGATGGTGATGCAGATGCTGGCCGCCCAGGAGAAGCGGTTTGAAGAGGTGGTCCGCAACTACGAGAACAACGTCATCCTGGTCCAGGGCTACGAGAAGCTGGCCAACGACCTGGCCGGGATCATCCACCTCAACACCCAGTCCATGACCAAGCTGGTCGACCGGATCGACGGGCACCTGCTTAAAGGAGGCAGAAATGTTGGATAACGAACGGCTGACCAGACGTGGCCTGTTGGCGGAGAAAGAGAGCCGGGTGCGGGAGCTGGAGTCCTCGATGCAGGGCGACATCTTTGCCGTGCGGGCGGCGCTTGAACCCTATGCGCCCTTGACCGAGATCAAGCCGGATCAGGCTGCAGCTCAGGCGGTGGAGCTGGCCGGCAAGCACGCCGAGTATATGGGCCTTTTGGCAGACATTTCTGCCCTGAAACGCGCCCTGGGGATGGCGGGGAGTTAACACGATGCCCGAGTCCTACGGATGGGAGACCATTGAGGCTGCCGAGGAGCTGTACATCCTCGACGGCCTCACCTTTGAGCAGGTGGCCGAACGCACCGGCGTCTCCGTCACCCAACTCAAACGATGGTCCGCCGACTCTGAACCATCCTGGCCGGACCGGCGACGGGAGTACCGCCAGGCCCAGGTCTCGGTGCGGCGTGGGGTGATGCTCGCGAAAGCAAAGCTGATCGAGTCGGTGATCAATGAGGAGGATCCACAGAAGGCCTACGCCTTTTCCTCGTTGGTGGGTTCGGGCCAGGTGATTGAACAGGAGGCGCGCCAGCGCAGCGGCGGCGCCGAGCGACCAGCGGCCAATGAGACGGCGCCGGCCGATCCGGTCAACATGATCGACGGCCTCAAGCTGGCCCTGCAGCAGAAGATCGCCACCCTGATCCAGCAGCCGGGCGCGCTGACCCTGGCGGCGATTAAGGAGCTGCAGCAGGCCATGGCCATGCTGGAACAGCTGAACAAACAAGGCCAGGGCGAACCATCCCAGGCCATGACCCCGGAACAACTGCAGGCTGAGATCAAGCGGGTCTATGGAATTTAATCCTGTCCCACCGACAGCCAAGGGTCTGTTCTATCCCTATCAGCAGCGGTGGGCCGGCAACGACAGCCGGTTCAAGATCGGCATGTTCGCCCGCCAGACCGGCAAGACCTTTACCACCACCTTTGAGGTGGCCAGCGACAGCCAACTGGCGGACCTGGGCGGCAAGCGGGCGCGGTGGGTGATCCTCAGCCGGGGCGAGCGCCAGGCCAAGGAAGCCATCGAAGAGGGCGTCAAACGCCATTGCCAGGCCCTGGGCTCGATTGTGCGCAGCTACGAGCAAGATTTCAAGACCGACGGCGCGACCTACCGTTCGATGGAGGTGGAGTTCCCCAACGGTTCCCGGATCACGGCCCTGCCGGCTAATCCGGACACGGCGCGCGGCTTCTCGGCCAACGTCTTTTTGGATGAGTTCGCCTTCCATCAGGACAGCCGCAAGATCTGGACCGCGCTCTTCCCGGTGATCAGCGCCGGGTTCAAGCTGCGAGTGGTGAGCACGCCCAACGGCAAGGGCAACAAGTTCTATGACCTGATGACCGGTACTGACTCGCTTTGGTATCGCCAGACCACGGACATCTACCAGGCGGTGGCCGACGGCCTGCCTCGCGACATTGATGAGCTGCGCACCGCGCTGAACGATGAAGACGCCTGGTCCCAGGAGTACGAGCTGAAATGGCTCGATGAGGCCAGCGCCTGGCTCAGCTTCGAGCTGATCAGCAGCTGCGAGGATGATCTGGCCGGCCGGCCAGAACTCTACCAGGGGGGCCCCTGCTACGTCGGCGTGGACATCGGGGCGCGCAACGATCTGTTCGTGATCTGGGTGGATGAGATAGTGGGCGACGTGGCCTGGAACCGGGAGATCATCGCCAGAAAACGGATCAGCTTTGCCGAGCAGGACGCCTTGCTTGCCGACGTGTTCCTGCGTTACCGGGTGCTCCGCTGCTGCATGGACCAGACGGGCATGGGCGAGAAGCCGGTGGAGGACGCCAAAAAGAATCATGGCGCTTCCCGCGTGGAAGGCGTGCTGTTCACCACGCCCAACAAACTGATCATGGCCACCTTGGGCAAGGAGCAGTTCGAGGACAGAAAAGCCCGCATCCCCATGGGCGACAAGGATCTCCGCTCGGATCTTCACAAGCTCAAGAAGGTCCAGGGACCCACCGGCGCGCCCCGGTTCGTGGCCGAGAGCGATTCCTCCGGGCATGCGGACCGGGCCTGGGCCAAGTTCCTGGCGGCAACCGCCGCCCATGGGAAGGCCGTGGAGTATGCGTACCATCCGGTGCGTAAACGAGAGATGGAACCGAGCGACCGCGAGATCCGGACCACCGCCGGCTTCGGCGCCATAGAGGGGACTTGGTGATGATTTATGACCACCTTGGCCGACCGGTCAAGACCCAGACATTGACGGAAGAAGTCGCGGCTCCGAGCCTGACCGGGATCCGCAGCGTCTGGGATGCGACCGTGGCCTCCGGCCTGACGCCGTCGAAGCTGGCGGGCCTGCTGCAGCGCGCGGCCGAGGGCGACATTGCCGAGTACCTGACGCTTGCAGAAGAGATGGAAGAGCGGGATCTGCATTACCGCTGCGAGATCTCCAAACGCAAACTGGCGGTGGCCGCGCTGCCGATCACGGTCGAGGCGGCCAGCGATAATCCCAACGATGTGCAGCTGGCCGACGAGGTCCGGGCGCTGGCTAAACAAGCCGGGTTCCGGAGCCTGCTTAAAGACCTGCTTGACGCGCTCGGCAAGGGGTTCTCGGTCTGCGAGATTTTGTGGTCCCGTGGGGCAAAGTGGACGCCTCGCGCCTATGAGTGGCGCGATCAACGCTTTTTCACCTTTGATCGGGCGTCTCAGCGGCAGATCCGGCTCTTGGATGAGGCCAATGTGGCGGACGGAATCGAACTTGCCCCGTTCAAGTTCATCAGCCACCTGCCGCATCTGAAAACCGGCATCCCGATCCGGGGCGGCATTGCCCGCGTCGCCGCCTGGGCCTGGATGTGCAAGAACTACACGGTCAAGGACTGGCTGGCCTTTGCCGAGGTGTTCGGCATGCCGCTCAGGGTGGGCAAGTACCAGCCCGGCGCGTCCAAGGACGACATCGCCATTTTGAAAGCTGCGGTGGCCAACCTGGGCAGCGATGCGGCGGCAGTGATCCCTGAGTCGATGCTGATTGAGTTTATCGAGTCGGCCAAAGCCACCGGCGGTCATGAGCTGTTCAACAAGCTTGCCGACTGGCTGGACGCCCAGGTGAGCCGGGGCATTCTGGGGCAGACCGCCACCACGCAAGGCACGGCCGGCAAGCTCGGCAACGAGGACGCCCAAGCCGAGGTCCGGGAAGACATTCGCGACGACGACGCCAGCCAGCTCTCGGAGACCATCAACCGGGATCTGATCCGGCCGTTCATTGATCTGAACTGGGGACCGCAGTCACTCTATCCGGAGCTGATCATCAAGGCGGTGGAGCCGGAAGACACTCAGCTCTTGATCACGGCTTTGGAAAAGCTGGTGCCTCTGGGGTTGAAGGTGGAGCAATCGGTGGTGCGCGACAAACTGGGCCTGCCGGATCCGGAAGAAGGCGCGGAGTGCTTGGGCACGCCGCAGCCGGCTGAACAACCTAACGATCCGGCGGTCGATGATCCAGCTGAAGTACCCGAAAAACCGGAGCCGCCCAAGTCGGCCAAGAACAGCCAGCAAGAGCATGCCGACGATCCCTTGGAAGCAGCCCTGCTGCACTGGGTCAAGGCTGAGTCGGCCGCAGCTGCCTACGTCTTGATCAAGAACGCCGAAGCCCTCCTGGCGCAGGCGGAGAGTGTAGAGCAGTTCCGGGAACGGTTGATTGATCTCTTTGCCGAGACTTACCCGCAAGAGTTGGGCGAGATCATGGCCCAGCTGGATCTGCTCGGCAACCTGGCTGGACGGATGGAGGTGGGAGCATGAACCGCTGGGCATGGGACTGCATTCAGAAAGGGATGTTGCTCCTGGTGATTGTCTTGGGACTGTATGTGGCCGGCAACCTGTATCAGGGCGAGGCCGTTGAGGTTCCGGAGGCCAAAATGATGGCCGACTGGCGCGAGCTGGAACGTCTGGCCAGGGAATACCCGTACCAGGAGCAACAAGGCCATGGAAGCCGCTGAGTTCGAGCACGTCTTCCGCCTGCCCTTTGCCGAGGCCAGCGCTTGGTTCCGCGATAAACTCAACATCCCGACGACCAAGTGGGACGAACTGGAAGGCTCCGCCCACGGCAAGGGGTTCATGAGCGCCGGAGCGTATCAGGCAGACCTCCTCAACGAACTGCGGCAGATGACGGACAAGGCCATTGCCGGCGGCACGGACATCAGAGCGTTCCGCAAGCAGTTCCGGCCCTTGGTGGAACGCTACGGCTGGCAATTGCAGGGCGGTGGGCCTGCCTGGAGATCGGATCTGATCTGGCGGACCAATATCCAAACCGCCTACCAGGCGGGCCGCTGGCAGCAGTTCGAGATCGCGAACGTAGAATTCTTGAAATACGTGCACAACGACGGGGTGCGCAACCCACGGCCCAACCATCTGGCCATGGACGGCATCATCCTGCCGCGCACCGATCCGTTCTGGCAGATCAACTACCCGCCCAACGGCTGGGGGTGCAAGTGCAGGGCTGTGGCGGCGACCAGGGCCGAGTACGAGGCGGCCCGGCCAGAATTACGGATGCGGCCTGAGAACTGGCAGGATCTGCCGGACAAGGGCTGGGATTACAACGTGGGCACGGCTGGCAAGCAACACCTGGCCGACGCCATGCTGGAGAAGATGGGAAGGATGCCTCAGGACATTGCTGAGGTCTGGATGCAGCTGATCATGAACATGGGACTGGAAGAGTGGATAGCTGGATGAGCTGGGGAAGGCAAAAATAATCGTTGACCCGGAGGGGCTCTTCCGCCCCTCATGTGCACTTCTTTCAGCCCTGGCGGCCAGAAGCGCCGGCACTTTTGCCGATCCGGTCAACGAAGCCCAGCAAGAGCAACATGATCAAAAAATCCGTTAACCCAGAAGGGGGAAAGGAGAGGGGAACCCTTCTGGCCCTCATTGCCTACAACAAGGCTCATGAGGTTGGTTCGCTGGAGGAGAACCAGTCAACGAATGTCGTATTTGAGAAAACTCGCTAACCGGGGATCCGCCAACACATCCCTTGCGCTCATCCAAGGGCCCTCAGGCCAGAGCGTCGGCAGGCTTAGCCGAGCCGGTTAACGAGAACCATCGTTCACGTGAGGAGATTCGTTGATCCAGGTGAGGGAGGGAGAGGACTCACCTGGGCCTCGCCAACTACAAACCCTGCGAGGTCGGTTCCCTGGGAGTGGAACCAGTCAACGAATCCTTCACCTTGAATATAAGGCCCAAGGGGGAGCCTGGCAATGGACATACAGGTTGAAATCAACGACCGCGAGGTGCGGGATCTGCTGACCCGCTTGCGGGATCGGGCCCAGGACTTGACCCCGGCCATGCAGGCGATTGGAGCCTTTTACGAACGCTCGGTGGTCGAGAACTTCAAGGCGCAAACAGCGCCGGACGGCACGCCCTGGACGCCGCTTGCCGAGGTCACCCTGCATCTGGGCCTGGCCAGGCACAAGGGCTGGAAGAAGGACGGTTACCTCTCGGCCAAAGGCAAACGCTACCTGACCGGCAAGCGCATCCTCTGGGAGCGCGGCGACCTGGAAGGCTCGGTGCATAGCCAGGCGGGTAAGACCAGCGTCGCCATCGGGACCGGCGGGCACATCCCCTACGCCGCCATCCATCAGTTTGGCGGCAAGGCGGGCAGGGGGAAGAAGGTCACCATCCCGGCCCGGCCTTATCTGGCTTTGAACCGGGGCACGGAGATGGATCTGGCGGAGAAGGATCGGACCATGGTGATCAACGTGATTCGGGCGCGATTGCTTGATCTTTGAGCGCGGCGCACAAAACGGCCTGTTTTTCAATCTTGGGTTGATACGCCCCGTTGGCCGCGAGGCTCCTCGCCAATCCAATACAAAGACTTTTAAACGGTTTTTAAACGCGGTTCCGGACAACAGCAAGGGGCGAGGACAACCATGCAGCAAACAGCACTGAACAGCACCGAACTTGACCTCCTGGAAGGCGGCCTGCCCGAGTGGGTGGAACTGATCCCGGCGGGCCGGGTTGTAGGGCGGGACGGAAGGGCCTGGAACAACACCCAGCCCCAAGGGATTTTAGACGCCTTTGTCGCCCAGGGCATGGATCTGCCGGTTGACCTGGAGCACGCCACCGAGCTGAAGGCCCCCAAGGGCGAACCGGCCCCGGCCGCCGGCTGGATCAAAGGCTTGGAGAACAGAAACGGCGCCGTCTGGGGCCGGGTCGAGTGGAATCCCGTTGGCCGCGACCTGGTCGGGAGCAAGCAGTATCGCTACCTGAGCCCGGTGATCCTCTACCAAAAAGACAGCGGCCTGATTGCCGGTCTGACCTCGGTGGCCTTGACCAATCGCCCCAACTTCAACCTGCAGGCCCTTAATCATTCTACCGGAAGCGAAGAGGCTTCCAAGGAGAACCCCATGCTGAAAGCATTGCTGGCAGCCCTCGAGCTGCCCGAGACCGCAACCCAGGGGCAAGCCCTGGCGGTGATCTCCACCCTCAGAGACAACCTGGCCACGGCGAACAACCGGGCCGAGAACCCCAGTCTGACCAAGTTCGTGCCCCGGTCCGACTATGACGCCGCCTTGGCGCGGGCCGCCAACGCCGAGCAATCCCTCGCTGCCATCCAAGAACAGAAACTCGAGGGCGAGATTGAGACCGCGATCAATGGAGCGCTCGCGGCAGGCAAGATCACTCCGGCCACAGCGGAGTATCACAAGGCCCAGTGCCGGCAGGAAGGCGGCCTGCAACGGTTCGCCGACTTCTGTAAGGCTGCCCCGGCCATCGGTGATCCATCCGGTCTGGATAACAAGAAGCCGCCGGAGAGCGATCAGGCCCTGAACAGCGACGAGCGGGCCATCTGTGACCGGCTTGGCGTCACGGAAGAAGAATACCGCAAGGCTGCCGTCTGATCGGCGCTTGCCTCACCCCAGGAGGAACACCCCATGGCATTGACCAAGGACAGAGACACCAAGGAACGAAGCGGCAGGAAACTCTCCCTGCCCGTGGCGGCATCGGTCACCTGTTACGCCGGCGGACTGGCGGCCCGAGACGGCAACGGCCGGGCCACGCCAGGCGCCACCGCCACAACCCTGCGCGGCGTTGGCCGGTTCGCTGAACAGATCACCAACGGCTCCGTGGCCGGAGCGGTCAACATCGAGATCGAGAAGGGCATCTTCTGTTTTGCCAACTCGACCTCGACCGAGGCCCTGACCACTGCCGACATCGGCAACGACTGCTACATCGTCGATGATCAGACCGTGGCCAAGACCAACGGCAGCTCGACCCGGTCCATTGCCGGCAAGGTCTTTGACGTCGACAGCCAGGGCGTCTGGATCGATTTGCGCTAACCGGCGCTCATTCAACATCAGGAGAGAACATCATGCTCATTAACAGCACCAATATGGCCGGCATGTATCGCGCCTTCAAGACGGTCTTTCAGCGGGGATTCGACAACGCTGAGTCGCAATGGCAACAGGTGGCGACCCGCGTGCCGTCGACCACGCTGATTGAGGACTACGGCTGGATCGGTCAGATCCCCGGCATGCGCGAATGGGTGGGCGACCGCCAGATCAACAACCTGAGCATGCACGAGTACGCGATCAAGAACAAATCCTTTGAGCTGACCGTGGGCGTGGACCGCGACCGGATCGAAGATGATCAGTACGGCATTTACGCGCCGATGATGGAGAACATGGGCTTCGAGTCCCGGATCCATCCGGACAAGCTGGTGTTTGCTCTTTTGACCGCCGGCTTTGCCACCGCCTGCTACGACGGCCAGTACTTCTTTGATGCTGATCACCCGGTGCTCGATGCCGAAGGCAACGCCACTTCGGTCTCGAACTTCCAGACCGGATCGAACAGCCCCTGGTTCCTGCTCGACACCCGGCGGCCGCTCAAACCGATCATCTTCCAGGACCGCAAGGCCCCGAACTTCGTCCTGCTCAATCAGGAGCGCGACGAGAACGTGTTCATGCGCAAGACCTTCCTCTACGGGGTGGACTCGCGCTGCAACGTGGGCTTCGGCTTCTGGCAGATGGCCTTTGGTTCCAAGGCGACCTTGGATGCGACCAACTTTGAGGCGGCCTATGACGCCATGGGCGCCTTCAAGAAAGACCGGGGCGAACCCTTGGGCGTGGCGCCCAACCTGCTGGTGGTCGGCCCCTCCAATTACAGCAAGGCCAAGAAGATCATCGAGGCTCAGCTGATCAACGGCGGCGATTCCAACACCAACTACAAGGCAGTCGACCTGCTCAAGGCGCCCTGGTTGGCATAATCTGGGCTGCCCCCAAAGGAGAAGCGCACATGATCACGATTACAAGCAAGAAAGACGGGTTCCGCCGCCTCGGCGTTGCCCATAGTCAGACCCCGACCACCTATGACGACGACCGGTTCACCGCCGAGGAACTGACCACCTTGCAAAAGGAACCGATGCTGATTGTCGTTGTGACAGCGGAGAAAGAGCCGGGCGAACCCAAAAGCTCCAAGGGCAAAGCCGGCAAAGAAAAGCAGCCGACTGGAACAGAGGGCGGCGATTCTGCGCCTGATGGAGCCAGCGCCTGATGTACGCCAGCCTGGCCGACATCCTGGAGCAGATGGCCGAGGCGGATCTGATCAGCCTCACCGACGACGCCCAGGCCGACGCAGTGAACGGAACCGTGGTCGACTGGGCGTTGACCGGGGCTGAGGCACTGATCGACGCCCATTGCCATGATCGCTACCAGGTCCTGTTCAATCCGGTTCCCAAGCTGGCCGTCAAGTTCTCGGTCGACCTGGCGATCTACAACCTCTACTCGCGGCGGCCGCATGTGGATGTGCCCGAGTCGGTCAAGGATCGGAACACTCAGGCTCTGGCCTATCTCAAACGGGTGCAGACCGGCGAGGCCTCCATGGGCGCTGACGCTGCATCAGTGACCCCGGTCACCGAGAGCCTGAGCGGCCTCATGCCCGGAAACGAGCGGCTGTTCACCCGCAAACAAACGCGAGGCCTCTGATGCTGGCTGCCATCGGTAACGCAATCAAGGCCAGGCTCGAAGGGCTGGGCACGTTCAAGGTGGTGGAGCGAGGTTTTAGCAAACGAGCCCTGCAGTCGCCGCCCTCGGCGGTGTTCTACCTTTATAGCGACGAATCGGTAACTGACGATCCGGAGTCGGCCCGGAAGTTGACCTACGAGATTGCGCTCCTGGTCAGCTACCTGGACCCTGAGAAAGGCCAGGTTGCCATGGATGAGTTGATTGATGCGGTCCGGCCGGCTTTCACCCGGTGGGAGCCCGTCGAAAAAGGGTCTGAGGAGGCAAGTATACCACGCATACGGTGGGAAGGGGTGGAGGACAGTCTGTTGATTTATTCAGCCAGGGTAACCCTGGACGTCTATCCTCTTACCATAGACACATAAAGGAGTCGTTATGACCACATACATTGTGAAAAAACCATTGGAGCACGACGGCAAGGTCTACAAGCCAGGAAACTCCATCAAACTGGCGGAAGAAAACGCTGTCTACCTTTTGGGTAAAGGTGCGGTCGGCGCAATTGAGCAGACCGAGGAACTGGACCATGAGACCGGGGAGGATCAACCATGAATTTTTTTGGATTTAAAGGATCGGGCGACTGCCTCATTGATATTTTCGATGACGCCGGGATGCCGACTGGGTTGCAGCTCAAAGGCAACTGCAAGAACATCACCATCAAAGGCGCTGGCGAGATTGAAGAAATGATCGGTTTTGGCCGTGATAACTACGGCATGGTGATCGAGTCGGACACCAGCCCCAAACCGCATACAGTCAGTTTTGTGTTTACCCAGTTGGACGCGGAGCTGTTTGCCGCTGGATTCAGCGGCCTCTCCACCACGCTGACCCAGACTGTTGGCACTTTGGCGGATCAGACCATCACGCTCTTGTCTGATCGCTGGGTGGAGTGCGGCAAACTGATGATCAGCGAGGCTGTCGTCAAAGATCCAACGGGTGCGACCACTTATACTCTCGGCACAGATTATGAGGTCAACGCCCGGCTAGGCATGATCAAGGCTTTGTCGACCGGGACTATTGTTGGCGGCACAACCTGTAAACTCTCCTGCGCCCATGCAGCCGTCAACGGCGTCAAAATCACCGGGGCGACTCGGGCCAACGTGCTGGCCAGGGTTGTGGTTGACGGCAAGGAGCGTTCCAAGGGACGCAACTTCATCTTTAACGGCAAAAAGATCCGGTTGGCCGCCAGCAACGAGATCGCGCTAATCAGCGACAAGTTTGTCGAGGCGAGCTTTGACGGCACCTTTCAGACGCCAACCGGCGAGACCTCGCCGTATGATCTAACCTTTTTGAGTTGAGGTGTGCGATGAAAGAAAAAAATATCGATTTTGGCGGAAGAACCATCACCGTCAAGGAACTGACCGTTCGGCAAGTCGATGGATTGTTTGAGAATGCAACCGCTGATCGCAAGGCGACCACGGCTGAACTGCTGATCAATTCTTCGATTCCTATCGATGCTGTGATCGCCAGCTCTGGCCTGACGGTCGAAGAACTGGGCGGCGACGTGTTGCCCAGTGAGTTGGAACGGCTCTGGTCCGCTGTGGCCGAGGTGAACGATTTTTTATCGCGGATGTGCGAGAGGCTGGGGGCTGTCGCGAAGATGATGCCGCCGCCAGCCTCAAGCGAAATGTCTGCCGGTTGATCCGCCTGGGGCATGCCAACGCCTATGAGTACAGTTGGTCGCTGTATCAGGCGGCCATCGACGAGTTCAGCGACGCCATGCGAAAATGAGCACGGCGGCAACAATAGTAAACGGAACAGCTTTTGAGCGGGTGAGCGAATAGGACACCATGGCAACCTCTTCGGCAGTTGAGATCAAAATAGGCGTTGACGCCGGAACGGTCAAAACGAACCTCGACCGGGTACAGTCGGAGTTCCGCACGGCCTCGGCTGGGATAGTCAAGGCGCTGGAGTCTATTCAGGGTTTTTCCCATCTCAAGCGGCAGTCTGAAGAGACGGCAAAGGCTTATGGCGAGACGCAAAAGAAGGTCGTCGATCTGGCCAAGGCCGTCAAGTCGGGCGTTGGCGGCGCCGCACTGGCCAAGGATTTTGAACGGGCCAAGGCTGAGGCTGCTCGGCTTAAGGAGGAACTGGGCCGACAACATCAGCAGTTGCAGCAGGTCCGAACCTCCATGGCGAGCGCCGGTGTGTCGACCGCCAACCTTGCCGGTCAACAAACGGCACTGAGAGCACAACTCGAGGCAACCAGGCTGAAGTATCAGGAGTTCGCCAAGGTGGCCCAGGCCCGCGACGCCCTGGGCCTCACCCCCCATGCCGAGATTGCGGCGGAAATTGACAAGGCCCGGAATGCATACGCCGCCTTGGCCGCTTCCGGCAAACTCTCCATGGCGGAGCTGGCTCAGGCCAAGGTGGTCTTGCGTGGTAGGATTGATGAACTGACCCGGCGAACAACAGGCTGGCGCGATGCGTTGGTTGGAGTGAAGACGGGGATGGTCGAGGTGGCTGCAGCGGCCGCTCCTACCGTGTTGGCGATCAGCCAGGCGATCAAGTTTGAGAGTTCCATGGCCGGGGTGAAAAAGGTTGTGGAAGCGACGCCGGCAGAGTTTGCCGCCCTGCGTGCCGAGTTGTTGGCCATGACTCGACAACTGCCGCTGACGGCCAATGAACTGGCGCAAGTTGCGCAGTCCGGTGGTCAGCTGGGCATTGCTTCGCAGGACATATCGGCTTTTGTCAATGTCACCGCCAAGATGGCGACCGCTTTTGACATGACCGCCCAGGAAGCAGGCGACTCCATCGGCAAAATCAAGAACGTGTATCAGTTGGCTGTCGGCGAGGTCGAAGGGCTGGGCGACACGATCAACCGCTTGGGCAACACTTCGGCGGCTCGTGAGAAAGACATTGTCGAAGTAATGCTCAGGGTCGGCGGCACGGCCAACCAGTTTGGCCTGGCCAGAGAGTCAACAGCGGCATTGTCGGCTGCTTTTCTTTCTTTAGGCAAGGCGCCCGAGGTGGCGGCCACCTCGATCAACTCCATGCTCAACCGGATGCAGACCGCGACCATGCAAAGCAGCGAGTTCCAAACGGCCCTCGGCAAGATCGGTATGAGCGCCGAAGAGATGGCGGCACAGGTGGCGTCGAATCCCCAGCGGGCGCTGGACACACTGCTTGAGACTTTGAGCAAGCTCTCCGGCCAGCAGCGGGCCGAGGTGCTGACTGGGCTGTTTGGTCGGGAGTTTCAGGACGATATCGGTGTGTTGGTGGGCAGTCTAGGGACCTATCGAGACGCCATGGGGCAGGTGGCGGACAAGGCCAGCTATGCCGGTTCAATGAACAAGGAATTTGAGGAACGAACCAAGACCACCGAGAATCAGCTGCAGCTTTTGAATAACGCCGTGGTTGAGGCGGCCATCAATCTGGGCACAACTTTTCTGCCAGCGGTGCGAGCTATCCTTGCCCCCATCATTACGGTGATCAGGGTGATGGCGGACATGGCCGCCGCCGCGCCCAATCTTACGGCTGCCTTGGTGGCCATCGGCACAGGCGGTCTGGTCTTTGGCCAGGTCGCAAAATTGGCCTCGATTGCCAAGCTGGCAATGCTTGCCATGGCCAAGGATTCAGTCGCGGCTTTGGGATCAGTGCCTGGTGTAATCGGCCAGATCTCCTGGGCCATGACCGCCTTGACCGTGGGGTGGCAAATCGGCTCCTGGCTCAATCAGTTTGACGTCGTCAAGAAGGCGGGCGTCACCCTGGCCCATACCCTGACCATGGGCTGGCTCAAAGTCCGCGAGGCCTGGGAGTGGATGACCGGCGGCGACACCGGGCAGATTCAGCGGGAGATGGAGAACGCCCGTAAGACCTATGCCCTGATGATTGCCGAGATTGACGCCAAATCTAAACAGTCTTCGACCACTCAGGTGCAGGAACAGAAAAAGGTCACCGAAAGCGCTCAACAATCGGCTGCCGCGCAGCAACGGGCCACCGGCGATGCGCTTAAGGAAATGCAGAAGCAGTACAAGGCCTATGCCGATCAGGTCAAAAGCCTGCAGGAAGAGATCACAGACCGTCAGCAGTCGTTGACCGCCGAGTTGCGGGAGATGAACCGCGAAGGAATGACAGAGATTGAAGCCTGGAAGGATCGAAAGAAAGAGGCTGCAGAGTATTACGCCGCCGCTCAGTTGGCCGCCAAGCAGGGCAAAGAGGCGTTGAAGGCGGGCGATCAGGCTGCAGCGGCCCTTAAATTTGATGAGGCCAAGCGGCTGGCTGATGAAGCCAAGAGCGCCTACAAAGCCCTTAACGCCGAGGTCAAGGACGGCGACCAGGTGCTGGTCAGCAGCCGTGACGCCCTTAAGGCCTCTATGGCCGGCATGCAGCAGGCTGGTCAGGTGGCTATCGACGTGTTGACCCAGCAGCGGGATGCCGCAGCCGGGGCCATGGACAACCTGATCTCGAAGGCCGGTTTTGCCGATCTGAGCCAAGGCATGGATCAGGCCAGTCAAGCCTGGATGAATAACTGGAAGAGCATGCAGGCGGCGTCAACCGAAGCGGTCGCGGCAGTGGAAGAACGGATTCTGAAACTGGTCACTCCCGAGCGAACAGTCTGGGTCAATGTCAAGGAACGCTCGGCGGCAACCGAGGCGAGCGCCCCTGCCGCACCCGGAGTTGCCGGCTATCGCTGGGGCGGAATCATTCAAGCCTTGGCTGCTGGCGGCGGGGTGCGCAACATCCTTGGCGGCGGCCACCTGCCTGGTTGGGGCGGCGGCGATACCGAGCCGCTGATGGGAGAACCGGGGGAGGTGATGATCCGCAAAGAGTCTGTTCGCGCGGCCGGTCTTCCCGCTGCGCTGGCCTTCAACGCCGGCCGGTTTGACGTTGTCATGGCCGAGTTGTCCAAGCGGCTAAAAAGCCGCATTGGCTACCGTCTGGGTGGTTTGCTCGGCGCCATGCCGCAGTTGCCGGTGCAGCATCTGGCCTCTGGCGGCGCGGTTCATGCCGCGAGTGCTGTTCCGGCCCCATCGAAAGTGGTGGAACTGCGGTTTGCCGGCGGCCAGGTGCAAGGCGATGAACGTTCGGTGGAGATGCTGCTCCAACATCTGGAGACAGCGGGGTTGAGCGCATGATCAGTCTCGATGCAGTGGTATTGCCTGCTGACCTGTGGTGGGTCGATGAAACCGATTGGACGCCGGTGGAACAGAACACCGAGTACAGTCTGGCCGGGGCACTGATTGTCGAGAGCTCGACCAGACAGGCCGGTCGACCGATAACCCTGGCCGGCCACGAGCAGCGGGCCTGGGTGCGACGTTCGACCGTACTCGCCCTCCAGGCCATGGCCGTGGTGGCTGGCAAGGAGATGGTGCTCACCCTGCACGCCCGGAGCTTTAATGTGATGTTTCGGTATGACGACGGCTTACCGGTCGAGGCCGAGTCCCGTCGGAAAAAGAGTCCCCCGGCCGACGACGACTGGTACACCCTGACCCTGCGGTTAATGGAGATTTAAACCAACATGCCTATTTCAGTTTCAGACGTCAAACTCATGGCCAGCCAGCGACTGACCGACACCGACGACGGCGGCGGCCAGATGACCGGCAACGAGGTGGTCGACGGCAACGTCAACAACCTCTTTCCCGATATCTCCAGGCTGGATCGGACCTATGGCCGGGTGTCGCTGCGCGAGGCGTTCGTGGCCGTGCAGACCGCCGACAACGACACCTATTCAGGGGCGCACGTCATTCTCAGCGTGCCGGCCCAGGACGCAAACGTCAGCGTCTGCCTGTTTCAGACCGGCAACTCCTTTGACGAACGCACTGCGGCGCGGGACTACATCGAAAGCTACGTGGTCAAGGGAGCGCGGTTCCCCGGCTGGCTCTGGGGCGAACATCCGTCTGGATCCAGATCCTTGCTGATCTTTGCGGTTAAAGGCACGCTGTCGCCATCCATTGGCGACGTGCTCTATCTGAGCGGCGGCAGCGGCCAATATGTCCGCATCACCAGCGTTGAGGCGACCCGGAGCGAGTTTACCTCCACCTCGGAGAGCAGCGAGTACGGGACCATGGCCTCATCCTTTGCCCGCGATATCTTTAAAATCGAGATTGGCGACGCCCTGCGCGAGAACCAGGCGGGGATTGAGATCACCAAAAACGATTCGGCCGCCACCACAGTGTACTCAACCACGGTCTATGACGCGGCCAAGTATTACGGAGTGATGTTGCCCACGGTAGCCATTACCAGCGGCGACGTCGCCATCAATGTCGACTCGATCTACACCCATCTGGTGCCGTCGGCCCAGGGCGAGTCGCCTCTGACCGATTTCTCGGTGGGCGAGACCAGCCCGGTGATCGGCAGCGGCCAGCCCTACACGCTCACCGTTGCCTCGTTTGCAGTCACTGGTGGCGGCCAGTTTAATTTCAACCGGGGCATTGTTCCCGGCAGTCTCAGTTTCGTCTACAGCGGCCATACCCTGACCGACGACAGCACCGGCGTGCTCTATGAAGGCACGGCTCAGCGCGGCACGGTGGATTACGCCACCGGCGCCCTGTCTTTCTCCGGAGTAACCGCCGCCACCACCACGGTCACCGCCACCGCCAGGATAGGCGTTGAAGCAGCCCGGATTGCCAATACCGCCTCCCGGCCCGTGACCCTGGCCACTCAAGGATACAACTACACCGCGATTCTCGATCCGTTGCCTTCTCCGGGCACGGTGGTGGTCGATTACATGGCCCAGGGGACCTGGTACCGGTTGCGCGACAACGGCGCCGGGGTGCTGGCTCCGGACATCGACGGCACAGGAACCGGCACGGTCAATTACAGCACAGGTTCGATTGTGCTGACCTGTGCGGCCCTGCCCGATATCGACAGTTCGATCATGTATGTGTGGGGCAATCCGCTCGAAGTGGCTGACATCTCCGGCGCGGTGAGCATCGATGTGGCTGAGATGACCCACCAAACGACCGAAGCGCCGATTGCTCCCGGTTCTTTGACCATCACCTGGCCGTCTGGTTCCGGGACGGCTGCGGCCATCGACAACGGAGCGGGAGAGCTGACCGGAGACGCCGCCGGCACAGTGAACTACGCAACCGGGGTGATCCGGTGGAAGCCAACCCTGTTGCCCGACAGCGGCGCTGAATACACCCTGGCCTACAACAAATACCCGGTAGTGACGGCATCGGTGGCCGGATCTGTGGCCGGGGGGTCGGCGACCTTCAACCTGCCCTCCGCCCCTTTGGTTCCGGGAACCTGCGGTCTTTCAGTGACAGTGACCTTCTCCGATTCATCGACCCACACCTATGAACTGGCGGATAACGGTTCGGGCGTCTTGTCGGCTCCCGCAGGCGGGACCACCGGTGCGCCGGATGATTTCATGACCACCTCCTACGCGTACTCGGGGATAACCGGCACGATCAATTACACCACGGGCGTGGCGCAAATAAGCCTTGCCGGGGCAACGGGCGCGCGGACCGAATACCTCTATGATTACCGGCGCTGGACATACACGGGAGTCCACTCTGACATGCAGTGGGTGCAATGGCTCAAGGGCACGGAAACAACGGCCTTGACTGCAACCACTGTCGCCGGCAGCGCCAACGTGCAATACACCTTGACCGGCTCCGCTGCCGCCGCTGCCGAAGAAACGGCCTCGGCCCTGCCGTTCATCATCGATCTCCTGCCCGCCTCTTACGGCAAAACCATCGTGCCGGGGAGCGTCAACATCGTCTGGGGCGGCGTTCGCTACATTGACCGGGCGGGGAAAATGTATCGCAATCCAACGGCGACCACAGGCCAGGGCGTTGAAGTCGGATCCATTGATTATGCCGCCGGCACGGTCGCCATCACCACGTATGACGCCGCACCCAACACCCTGACCCTGCAATCTTTGCTGGTCCGCTTTGGCAGTCAGTTCATTGCCTCGGCCACCTTCCGCACCCCAGGCGCGCCGTTGCGCCCGGCCTCGCTTCAGATCCAGGGCGTGGCCGCTGACGGCCGCGCCGTCTCCGGGTTGGCCGAGGCCGACGGAACCTTGTCCGGCACGCTGTGCAAGGGGCGAATCGATTATGACCTGGGCATTGTTGAGCTGGCCTTTGGCGAAATGGTCGCCGCCGCCGAGTGTGTGGATGAAGACTGGTATGACGCCGATGACGTGGTTGGCGGCCAGATCTGGAAGCCGGTCTCGGTTTTTGCCGATCAGTTGGTCTATGCCTGCGTGGTCTACTCCTATATCCCGCTGGATGCCGACCTGATTGGCATCGATCCGGTCAGGCTGCCAGTGGATGGCCGGGTGCCAATCGTCAAGGCCGGCGATGTGGTGGTGATCCACAACACCCAGGAGACCCAGTTGGCCAATCCGTTGAGCCCCGGTCAAGTGACGACCTTTGCCCGCACCGGCATCAATCATGTGGAGCTGTACGATTCCGCCGGGGTTTATGTCCCTTCAACCCTCTACACCTGGGATGAAAACGCCCAGACTCTGACCATGGCCGCCCCCCTGGATCTGAGCGCCTACACGCAGCCGCTCTTCGCCATGCACCGGATCGAGGACATGAAGCTGGTGTCCCAGGTGCAGATCAATGGTCAGATCATCGTCGCCTCCAGAGTCGGTCACGACTACCCGGTGGAAGGCACGTATGTTTCCTCGGCGCTGCTGTTTGGCGACATGCAAAGCCGCTGCTACAACCTTTTTGATCAGAAGACCTGGACCAGCGCCTGGTCGGATAAACTGATCGGCGACGCGGCCAATGCCAGCTACAACGAGATCGACTTTCCCGTGGCGGCCACCAACCAGGGCGCGGTCACCGAGCGGTGGGCGCTGGTCTTTGACGCGAGCGATCACTTCAAGATCAACGGCGAGAAACGCGGCGTGGTCGGTGAAGGCTACATCACCAACGACTGTCAGCCGATCAACGCGGCCACCAACCAACCCTATTTCTTTCTCGATTACCGTGGCTGGGGCAGCGGCTGGGCTTCAGGCAACGTGTTGCGGTTCAACACCGCCGGAGCCAACGGACCCCTGTGGATTGCCCGCACCACCCTCCAAGGACCGGTGACCGAGCCCAATGATCAGTTCACCATCCAGATTCGAGGAGACGCGGAATAATGGCAACGCCGAAGATCTATAAGAGTACAGATGCCGCCGCCCCGGTAATGCGAGGGGAACGACGGGCGCTCGTCGATGTCCTGCGGGCGTGCTTGGTCGATGGATACGGCGACAAAGCGGCAGCCGGATGGACCCTTGAATATATCAACGCCACATTCGACAAGGCGGTCTTTCGGAACAATCCCGCAACTGGGACCGGATTCTTTCTGCAGGTCAACGGATTCTCTACAGCCAACGCTTATACCCATGCCCTCCAGGGTTATGAGGTTATGAGCGACATTGACAACGGTGTTGGTTTGTTCAATACCGGGGTTGCGCAAGAAGTCTATTCTTCGAATGCCGCTAGCCCAGCTTCGAGGCCGTGGGTCTTATTAGCTGACGACAGGGCTTTTTTTCTTTTCATCTGGCACACTACGACCGTGACCCCGCCAACCACGGCGAACCTTGACGTAACCGGTATTTTCTTCGGGGATGTAATTGCACGACTACCTGGAGACGCTTTTGCCTGTGCCTTATGTGCCAGCAATTTAAATCAATTTTATATATTCGGCGGGGCGGCCGTGCCATCGTCAGGTGCGACTGTGCCAGCCGTGGCCACTCCGCCGTACTTCAGGTGCCATTTCCCACGACGCGAAAATGGCGCGGTGGGTGGCGTTACCGTTGCTTTAATACGTGGCGGCGGTCCTTGCCATGACAATGCCCCCGGCATGTATGGAATACCCTATACGTCCGCCGATCCTCTCTATTTATCCCAACCATTTTTCTCCAGTGGGACTGCTTATTCCATACGTGGCTGGTTTCCCGGCTTGTATTTCCCTTGCCATCCGCTTCCTTTTGGCCAGCTGGAAACAGTAGTAAAAGATAGCCGAACTTTCCTCTCAATCCGCAACAACTTCTACGTTAGTACCATATCGCCGTCTAACCTGCTCATTTCCCTGGATGATTGGCGATTATGATAACTGTTTTTGGAGTAATAAGTATCGGTACAGGCCAGCGGACAGACCGGCACAGGCTCGCGGGTTCCGTGACAGTTGATGGCCAGCCGGCAAGGAGATTTATTGCGGTTTTTGATCGCCGCAATTGTGCATGGGTTGCCGGTACTGTCTCAGACCCGGCAACAGGAGCGTGGGAGATCACAGGAGTTGCGGAATATCCCGAGAGAGTGCTGATCGTGGTCGCCCTCGACACCACCGGGGCCTACAACGCCGAAGTGGCGGATTACGTCTCGCAAGTAGCCACCACGTGAAATGGTCTATACCCCTCCATCAGGTTCGGCGATTGTCTTTGCGTTCGTCGAGACCTATGTCCCACCTGCCGGTGACGCAATTGTCTTTGGCGCCCCCCCTGCCGAACCGGTTCCACAGACGTTCACCCCGGACTTTGCCGTGCCGTGGCAACAGCTGCCGGTACGCGACGCCGCAACCAGGGATGGATGGAATCAGGCGCGGGCGCTTGTTCGCTCGCTGCGGAGCGGTTGGAAACAGCGCAAACCGCTTTCAACGGACACCCGGAGCGGCTGGATGCGCCCACATCCATCCGATAATCAGCGCGCCGTCTCGTGGGATCAGTTGCGCCTGCAAGCCAGCCACGACGTGGACTCGCCATGGAATGGGCTGCGGACCAAGGATCGCATCCAGCGGTTGCCCTGGGAGAAACTGGCCATTCATTCCGATCAGGCCCTGGACCTGGTCTATGCCTACCCGCCGCGCAAGCATATTCGTGAAGTCTTGGTCTATGAGCATGCCGACAGGATGGACGCCCCTGCCTTTGAATCGCCATGGGGCAACCCGCCGCCCAAGGATCGGCGGCATCACACCCTTTGGGGGCGGAAGTATTACCAGGAGATCTGTTGGCGCAAGTATGCGCCGCCGGCTGGCGGGGCAATTCGTTTCAACCTCGACAAGCCGCTCTCCCAGGTTGGCGATGCGGATCATGTCGCCTTCTATTTTGATCAATACACCTATGACCGCCGTTGCTCCTGGCGGGAACCGTCCGGTTGGCGGGACGCTTATTTTTACACCGAGCCGGACGCCATTCCGGCCGGCCCGGTCAAGAGGTTCTATTTTGTGCTGAACTCTGCCTTGCTCACCCGGCTGCCGGAGCGCACCGCCATTGATGTGGCCTCGATTACCGTGGCCACTGATGTGGACTCGTTTTGCTGGTCGCTCTCCGCCACCCTCAACTCCACCGCCGCCCTTGATCTGTTACGGCCGGGCGCGCCGGTGGATGTGGAAGTCAACATCAACGGTCACCTCTTTATCCTGCAGGTGGAGCGGTGGAACGAGGGCCGGCAGTTTATCGGCGGTTCCCGGTCGGTCTCCGGCCGCAGTCGCTCGTCGTCCTTGGCGGCGCCGGCTGGGCCGATCATCACTAGGACGGAGAGCAACAACCGGACAGCGGTGCAGCTGGCTGAGGCCGCACTCGACGACGTCGCCGGCTGGACCATCGACTGGGATCTGGTGGACTGGCTGATTCCCGGCGGCTTGTGGAGCTGCAATGAGCAGACGCCAATCCAGATCCTGCAGGATATTGCCGAGGCCGGGCATGGCTTTGTCCAGACCGATGCAACGACCAAGACGATCCAGATCAAGCCGCGTTACTCGGTCATGCCCTGGCTGTGGGCTTCATCGACACCGGATCTGATTATCCCGGAGTCCATGATCCTGAGCATGGATGGATCGTGGGAGCCGAAGACGCAGTACAACGCCGCCTTTGTCTCCGGCACGGGAACCGGCGGCATCACCGCCAAGGTCACGCGGGCCGGGACGGCAGGCGACGTGGCGGCGCCGATGTTCACCCATGCTCTGATCACCGACACGGATGTCGCCCTGGCCAAGGGACGCGGCTTGCTGGCGGCCTCTGGCTACTGGGAATTGCAGCGCCTGACCATCCCGCTTTTTGCCTCGCCGGCTGTTCCCGGCCTGGTGTTGCCCGGCGCCCTGTTGCGGGTGACCAAAACCAGCGGGAGCTTTTGGAACGGCCAGGTGATTGGGACCAGCGTCACCGCTTCCAGGACGCGAGGCGGTGTGGTGGTCCGGCAGACCCTTGATGTGGAGCGCTACCATGGCGACTAATCTCTGGGCACGGTTCCGGCGGCTGATTGCCGACAGCCCGACCGTGATCGTTACGGTGGCCACAGTCAATGCGGATGGAACCTGTGTGGTGACCACGGTCGGCGGCGGGACCATGCGGGTGATCGGGACCAACGTGGCCGCCGGGAGCAAGGCTTTCATCAGGGACGGTGCCGTCATCGGCGAGGCCCCCAATCTGCCCTACTATGAGTTGGAGACGTGAAGGATGCGGTAAGCATGAGAGTGAGCTGAACATTACCCGAGGACGGGACTGGGGAGGGCTGACACCCTCCCCGAACGATCCAGCCGTGGTGGAACACGGAAGGAGGTCCGCAGGTTCACCTGCTATAGCCCCGATGCACGCTGATGGCAGCGCAGGGGGGTAGTAGCATATTGCCTGCTCGAACACAAGGAGCCTTTCGTGGGAGCACTGATACCTTATTTTGGCGGCAAGAGCCGTCTGGCCAAAACCATCATCGCTAAATTCCCGGAGCACCAATGCTATGTCGAGGTGTTTGCCGGAGCAGCCAATGTCTTCTTTGCCAAGGAGGCAAGAGGAACCGAGATCATCAACGATCTGGACCGGGATCTGATCACCCTCTACCGCACGGTCAAGCATCACCCTGAGGAACTACATCGTCAGTTCAAATATGTCCTGGTCTCGCGCGACGAGTTCACCCGCCTGATGCAGGTCAACCCCGACACCCTCACCGACATCCAGCGGGCCGCCAGGTATCTCGTATGCGTCAAATCATCCCCCCATCCCATCCAGCATGATCCTGGTTCGGTTGACGTTCCAGGGGAGAAGCGCTTCGTAGTCGGCCAGGGTTGA